ACCGTTAAAAACTTTGTTAAAATCTGTGAAGCAACATTTGTATGAAAATATTCTTGACAGGTGGTACAGGGTTCTTAGGCAAGGCAATTAAACAGTTGTTATTACAACACGAGTATTTTGAATATCGTAGAGGTGATGACATCACGCAGCAATTGCGGGACTTTTGTCCTGACGCTATCATTCATAGCGCAGGTGAGATATACAAAGAAGAGTTGATGATCAGTAGTAATGTGCTATTAACTCATACAATTCTTGAATACGTAAGAGTAAACAAACATGTAAAGATGATATATTTTGGATCATCATCTGAATATGGCAAAAAGACCACTGCAATGCAAGAAAGAGATGTTTGTGATCCACAGAATATGTATGCAGCAACAAAAACAGCTGGTACACTAATGTGTCAGGCTTATGCAAGAGCACATGATTGTGATGTTTGCGTTGTGAGACCGTTTAGTGTGTATGGAGATTATGAACCTATGCATAGGCTCATTCCGACACTGTATGATAAAATTACAACAGGTCAGCACGTCAATCTTATTCAAGGTACACACGACTTCATATACATAGCAGACTTTGTTGAGTTAATTCAAAAAATATTAGCATCACCCAAAATCATTACTCAAGCTGATGTTGTTAACGCTGGTACAGGAGTGTGTTATGATAACGTACAAGTAGCAAATACTTTTGCAAAAGTACTAAACATGCCAGTACAATACACACTAATCAACAAACTCAAAGAATGTGATTCACCATGGTGGGTATGCGATGTGCAGCATGCTAAAGATCAATACAACTTTGTTGCAAAATTTGATCTTGAAAAAGGTCTAAAAAACTATACAATGTATCGCAATGAACATTACGCTCAATACTCTAGATAGATCAACTCTCAACTTACATTGCTGCAATGAGTTTCTAGAATATTATAACAACCCAAATTCATACACCAAACACATCATAGATCTAGAAATCAACAACGGTCATTATGATGATGCTGATTTTCAAAACATTTTCTCCAACAAAGACGCTGTTGTTATTGATGCAGGTGCAAACATTGGGTTGTTTTCTTTGATGGTACACAAGTTGTCTAAGAAAGTCTTTGCAATAGAGCCAACAACTCAGCACATGAACGTGTTGAGAACGTTGTGTAAAATTCACGACATCAACAACATTGAGTTTTGCGAGCTAGCATTCAACAACTATAATGGTACGTGTAATTTTGCTGTTGATGAAAGCAACACGACTACCAACAGGATATCTGAAGCAGGCAATGAAATTAAGTGTGAGCGTATATTTGACTTTATTTCTAATTGTGGTGAACCTGTAATAGATCTACTCAAATTAGATATTGAAGGTGGTGAGTTGTTTGCAGTATTAAATGATGATACATTTGAAAAATGCTCATCATTAGTAAAAAACATCTACATTGAAATGCACCCACCTACAGTAAATCCTAACGATATAGTCAACAAATTAGTCACAATGGGATATAAAATAAAGTGCATGAATAGTGAGTACCTTAACAATAATTTAAATGTATTAGCATTTAAATGAAAATTTGCTTCTTCACATTTGTAACTGAGTCATATTCTCAGTACATAGAGTTTGATTTATTTGAAAAAAGCTTCAAACACTTTCACCCTGATATACCTTTGTTTGTGTTGAGAGATAAAGAAATTGAATCTCTCAAACAACAAAATAGTAGTCTTGATATGTACAACATTAAAGCTACTGCTGCAAAGACATTCTATGATGAATATGACTTAGTTGTCAATATTGATGCAGATCATTTTATATTTTCACGACTAGATGAAATTATTTCAGGTGACTATGACGTAGCATGTCCTTCAAATGTAAACAACTACGAGAACGTTGATATATTCATCAATACATATCAAAATAATATGTACAACGTTGTTGCAAGTGATCAGTACGTGCAAGCTGGTCTGATTGCTTCGACAAGCAAACAGTTCTGGAATGCTTTCGAAACATCATCAATTAAACATGCTCAACATATGACTTGCAAAGATAATGATGTGTTAAATCTTGTATTGCAATTTGGTAATTATAAATTTAAATTGCTTGATGGAGATTGGTTACCGTCATCGTCTTCAAGAAATTCATTCTATGGATGTTCTTCATTATCGCTTGAACACCTAACAACAATCATCAACAATATTCCATGCATAAATGGCGTACCTTTAAAGTGTTACCACGTTGCACGTGGACACATTAAACCAAAATTTAAAGATATCTTTAATAAAGAAATAGTAAACTGGTTTTATGACACCATCAAATAATTACATCAAAATTTACAATCGATTGATCGATATAACTTATCGACACAAACTTTCACATTTGAGTAGCTGCATCACATCACTACACATCATTTACATCATATACAGCGATAAAAATCCTGATGATAAATTTGTTTTATCTAATGGTCACGCAGGTCTTGCTTTGTATGTTGTATTGGAGCATTTTCATGGTGTTGATGCAGAGATGCTTGTTGAAAAGCATGGTATTCACCCTTGTTTAGACAAGCAAAACTATATTGACTGTTCAACAGGTAGTCTTGGTTTAGGTCTACCTGTCGCAGTAGGTTATGCCATGGCAAATCGCAACAGAGAAGTGCATTGCCTTATTTCCGACGGTGAATCGTTTGAAGGTAGTATATGGGAGAGTTTAAATTTTATTCACAACAAAAAAATCAACAACATTCATGTACATGCCAACGTTAATGGATTTTCTGCATATGATGAAGTTAATGTAGAAAATTTGTGTGAAAAATTTAAACTCTTCCTACCTTCAATCAACATTCATCGTACTAGCTTGAAAGATATTCCATTCCTCGATGCAAAACATCTTGAAGCACACTACTATGTGTTGAGGAGTGAACAAGAAAGAGATGTATTATTTTTATGAGAAAGACATTTGCAAATTTGCTAACTAACTTTATGGCTCGTGAATCGCGAGCGTACTTCATGACAGCTGATCTTGGATACAAGTTGTTTGATGAAGTACTAGCTACCCACCCTGAGCGTGCATACAACACAGGTGCAGCTGAGCAACTTATGTTGGGTGCAGCAGTAGGTCTAGCACTAGATGGTAACTGCATACCCATATGCTATAGCATCACACCGTTCCTGTTGTATCGTCCATTTGAGATTATTCGCAACTACATCAATTATGAAAACTTACCAGTTAGGCTAGTTGGATCAGGACGCGATAAAGATTATGCTCATGATGGTTTTAGTCACTGGGCAGAAGATGATAAAGATGTACTCAAGTTGTTTCCAAATATTAAAGTTGTGCATCCAGAATCACCTGAACACCTTGCTGCAGAGTTTGATTCATTAATGTATCTAGATCAGCCAGTTTATATCAACTTGAAGCGCTAGAAAAAAAGCAAACGTCACATATAATCACGTCATGGTACTCACAACTAATACTACGTATAACGGCGACCTCATTCACAAGCGTTTTGCATATCAATTTCTTCGCGACAAGGTACATCCTGTTGGTGATATTGTTTGCTTTCGTGGTGGTATGAACGTTACAACTAATCTGATTGATCAGGAAGATCTCATCAACAAAGATTACATCTACAGCGGAGATGCAATGAACTTTATCTGGGAAATTCCCAACTTGTGTCCCTTTGGTGCAGTGGCATTTCAACGATTGTTCAATACACAAATTGCAAATTTGTTGTCCATCAAGTACTTGCAAAAACCTATTGAAGTTGATGGTGATGATTTGTTGGTGCATGATCATTTTGTTGGTAGCGATGGTAAAGATTACGAGAAGGGTAAAGCATCAGTAAGCATCACGTACTCTACCAACAACGTAGCAATTGGTCACACAGGCATCAACATTGATGCAGGCAGGTTGGCACCAGGATTTGCGTACTCAACCAAGTTGACTGATGAGCAAATTGAATCGTTCATGAACAATGTAAATCAAATGTTTTATGTCATGTGCATGGATGCATTTGTTGCGACTACCAAAGTAATTGTGTAATGGAAGCAACCATCTTCAATTACTTAGATTCAATTCTCGTCACCAAGAAATACATATCTGACATCAATCATGAAGAGAGTCAGTACAGCAGCTTTATGTGTAATCGCTGGATTAGCATGTATAGCAACACTACTGCTGAAATTATCAACGACTCAGTCAACAAGTACTGGTCGCAAATGATGCAGCGCAAAGATCATTACGACTTCTTGATGTGTTTGATGCCAAAGTATTCTCGTAAAAAAATTAATTACATTAAAAAAGTAAAAGAGGATACTGCAGCATCTGCAGAAACTAATAGTGTTGCAATTGCACGCAAGATGGAAATCTCTACAAGAGAAGTAGAACAATACATGCAGTTGACTTAACGCATCATCAACTTAACTAACATCATGGCATCAGAAGTACCCACACACCTAGATAATTTAAAAAATAGTCGTTCGCTAATTGACTTGGAGAGCTGCGCTGACGGCGTGTTTGCGTTGGATGATTATTCTCTGTCGTTCGTGTTTGATGATATTGTGTTGGTTGAGTTGATTGATGAGGTTAATGATGGTATGGGTAGCGCTATTCAGCGTAACGGTCTGTACGTACCAACCAACGCAATGACTAAGGCCTGGCGCAAGGGTAAAGTTGTGTTGGTTGGACCAACAGCTCAATATTGCAAGAAAGATGACATTGTTGTTTTTCCAAATGATAAGGGTGCTGCAGTATCAAATCTCATTGTAGAAAATTACGGAAAAATTTCTAAAGGGATGTTCTTGAACGAGCAACGCTTGTTTGGCATCTGCAAACACATTGATGCATGATGGTTGGTTTGAGTCAGTTGAAAAGCACACTGCTCACCAACGTTGTTGATGTTAGGTTTGTGAGAAGGTTGCCTGCTGCTGGTAAAGCAGCAACCAGAAGAATGTGGTGCACAAACTCATCTGCTTTGCTTGCGAGCTTTAATGGTCGCAACATCTTAAATTATCACGCCCCCACTCACAATCCAAAATTTAACCCTGCTGCTGAAAACATTATTATCACATGGGACATCTTGATGCAGAACTTTAGGTGCATAAGTATGGATAGTTGTGAGCTGATTCAGTCAGTTCCAGCAAATGAAGAATTTTGGAAATTCTTCAATGAAAACATCTACATAATGTCTACACAGCAAAAAATTAACTTCATGAACACATGATCGATCTAGAACGAGCCTTAAACTATTTTTTGCAGCGTGACATCATCTTTACTGTTGACAACAAATGCGTAAAGCGTGGTAAGCTCATCTTGTGCAGCATCAAAGATTTTTACATTACTTTTTATCTCAAACACAACGATGATCAGAAGAGGTATGAGTTACCATACCCTTTTGCTGTTGAGAGCAAAAACAAAGAATTGGTGTTTGATTATCAATTGAGCACCATGGCATGCAACAATGTAGATCTACTGTTCAAGTTGCAGAGTTTGAACAAAAAGAAGAATTCAAAAATTTACGATAATAAAATTGTTATCGCCGAAGCACCCTAGAGGTGTCTTGATGCATCGTATATCATGACGATGTGAATTTACTCAGCAATTTTCCTGAATCGCACAACGCTAGACCACAGCAGATTGATCTTCTACAGCAGATTGATCGTGCATTTTCATCAGGCAAGAAATTTGTGATTTGTTGTGCACCAACTGGATCAGGCAAGTCATTTTTGAGTAAAACTCTTGCTAATGCTAGCAAGAATCCAACATCTACATACGTAGATCTTGTTGAATCAAATACGGCATTCAAACAGGATCAATTTGGTGAGTACTCGTACAAGGATGAATGCGCACAAGAACCTGCATTTGGTGCGCTAGCGCTGACCATCACCAAAAATCTTCAAGATCAGTACAGAGAATTGTTTGATGATGCTGCAGTGATGAAAGGCAAGTCGAACTATTTGTGCAATGTTGATTCAAGATTCAATGTTGATGTTGCACCATGCATTTATCTGACAGAATTGAAAGAGAGTTGTCTCCACAGCAACAATTGTGCATACTACAATGCACGCAACAATGCACTAGTAAGCAAGTTTGCTGCATTGAACTACAGCATGTTCATGTCGTTACCAGATCATGTAAAGCATCGTGAGTATATTGTGTGCGATGAGGCGTCAGAGCTTGAGCGAGAATTGGTTAGCAGGTTTAGTCGAGAATTGCATTACAAAGTGTTGAAGAAATTGGGGGTAAATGCTGCTACAATTCCAGTAAACAATTATTCAAAGTTTAGATCATGGTTAGAAAGTTTTTCTGAAACACTTGCTGCAAGCATTCATGATGTTCAGGCAAGACTCAAACGCAAGAAGAACGAAACAGTATTAGCAGATCGTCAGCGATATGCGTTGTTGAGAAACTTGCACATCTCACTTCAAACGACCATCGATACTTGGAATGACTGCGAGTACATCATTGAGCGTGCGGAAGAAAGCATCACTCTGAAACCTTTACGTGTTGATAATCTTGCAAAGTGCATCTTTGATCACGCTGACAAGGTGCTACTGATGTCAGCAACTATCATTGATCCAAAAAACTTTGCAAAAGCTCTTGGTATCACAGACTATACTTACATTGAAGTAGACTCTACATTTGATCCAAAAAATGCACCAATCTTTTGCTCAGGCAAGCACAAGCTAAATCACAAAAACTTGAAGACAAGTCTGCCGATGATTGCTCGCCAGATTGATGAGATATGCAAGCATCATGGAGATGTAAAAGGTGTCATACATACTCATACTCATGAAATTACTGAGTATTTGAAGAACAATTTACGCGGTGGAAGGTTCATCTTCAGAGAATCAGGTGTTAATAATGAGCAGTTGATCAAGCAGCATACTGAATCATCTAACAACACAGTACTGGTGAGCCCGTCATTGACGCTTGGTGTAGATCTGAAAGATGATTTGGCGAGATTTCAAATTATCATCAAAGCAGCATATCTACCGTTAGGTGATGAACGCATCAAGAGATTGTTCAAAGAAGACCCGCATTGGTATCAAAATCAAATGCTCAACAATCTAATTCAAGCATGTGGTCGAGGTGTAAGATCCAAAGACGATCACTGTGTTACGTATGTTCTAGATGGATGTATTACAGATGCTGTGCTCAAGTGTAGGGGTAGATTGCCACGCTATTTCATCAAGAGATTTGCATAACACCTAAATACACTAGTGAAGAATAGAGCTTTCCATTTTGAGATACGCGATCTAATAACGCAATTTATTGCTGCGTTTGATGATGTTGTTATTGGTCGCTACAACAGGTCTCGTGAAGAGCAAGCTCAGATCAAAGTGCGATATGTGTACGCACCCAAAGAGCGTGTGTTGTTTGACATCGTAAACAAAGCCCAAAACATCACGCTACCAGTTATTGCAGTAAGTCTCAACAGTGTTTCAAGAGACGAAACTCGAGTGTTCAATAAGATATACGGTTTTGATGTACCAGGCAGACAGAATGTAACATCCCCTGAAAAGTACAGCAGGCATGTTGATATGCCTGTACCAGTAAACGTCAGTGTCAGCATGAACATCATTGCATCATATCAAACTGATATTGATCAAATTATTTCAAACTTTGTTCCATACAACAATCCCTATGTCGTTATTTCTTGGAAGATTCCCAATGCATTTGAGTTGATGTTGCCACAAGAAATTAGATCTGAAGTATTGTGGGATGGAACAGTTGCATTGAAGTATCCCATTGATTCAACAGGATCTGACAAATACAGGTTAGAAGCAGATACATCTTTTACCATCAAAGGGTGGTTGTTCCCTCAAGCACCAGCAGATCCTGTAAAAAACATCTTCTTCATCGATAGCAACTTCTACTCATCAAGAGTACTCAATAGCGATAGATTCAAGGGGTATGATACATATTACACTCTTTCAGGAACTTCTCTACGCGTAGATTTAAGCTCAAATCTAAGCACAGAATTTGATAACATTACTGTATCAGCAGCACCAACCATCACCAACATTTACTTTGCTGGTGAGTCAAAATATCACGCTGTGTATGATGAATTGACAATCACACCAGAAAATATTGATGGAGACTTCTTGCTGCAGGGCAAGCGCTTTCAATACACATCAAACGTATTTGTTAGCAGCAACACACCAAGTTTCTATACATCTCTGACTTCATTAAGCTTTGATTACTACCCTGTGATCAACGCATACACACTACCCACTTCATGCTATCAGATTGTAAATGAGAACATCATGAACTTGACTCTACCAATGGAAATTCTATCTGGAGACTTTGACATCATCGTGCAAGATGAAGCTGGGTGGGATTCTACAGCTCGTAAAGGTGTGAGATTAACTCGTACGCTGTAGTTGTGATTTTGCAATTTTAGATAAATACACGCAATGGGATTCTCTTTTGATGATGGTAGAACCTCTACGTTTGGTAGAGAGCTGATGAATTATATTTCATCAAAGTTACCCTACTCGGGCTACGATCTCTCCAAAGTAACCGATAATCTTAATCCCAAGTACAAGTATTTTGAAACTACAGGAACGCGTAGAGCAGAAGTACTTTCCAAATATTCCATCTCGCAAAATTTTGAGTACAACAACAATTCTGTTGGAAGCATTGTCGGTGACAAGCAGTACTCAGACATCATGTACGCTAACATCCAG